TTGGTGGATGCAACATTTGCCCAAGCAGCTGGCCCTGTTGGTTGAATAGACTTACCCTGCTGAAACACACAGCGGTAAACAGACCCAGTTCCTCCAAGCAGGGTGCCACCAGGGGAACTTAACCTAATGGCATCAAGGGCAGCATTAACGGCAGTATCGTCGTTAAAAGTATAGCCACCCCCGTTGCCATTGGGCACGGGTATCACCGTAGGATGATACACGTATAGCGGATCCTTGAACTCAATCTCGTAATGAAAAACGAGAACGCCAGCATCAAGGGTAGAGTCGCATGTACCATACACTTGCACCTCCTCGGCAATGCAATCATCGAGGTCGGCATCAATCAGAGCGTCTACTACTGACCACTCTTGGGATGGTGCCAACTCAATGGTAGCCTCCTTCCAGATCGGAGATGCCACAGCGTTATACTGTGACAGGGCACGCCCCAAAAAAGTGGTTGTGCCGCTTGCCAAAAATGGCTCCTTGACTGTAGAAGTTGACAACATCACAATCTGCCCCTGTGTGCTAGTTGGAACACTAGGGATGTATGTGACGGCACCACGCTTCAGCCGGAACTTTTCGAAGCTACGAGCTTGCGCAGCCAACATGGCATTCTGGAAGTATGCAGGATTAATGAACACACTCGCAGCAGGCTGGTAGTTATTGCTGTTGGACACCTGAACTGTGCCACCGTAATCGCTACAGTAATGACCGCCATGTTGCCACGGCGAACAATACTTGGTGCCTGCATCCTGAGGGTGTATCCATAGGCTGCCGGAACGGTGCTAAGGGTACTTTGCTTAGGAGTGCTTTGGTTCTTAGGAGCTTTCTTACTCATTTGGGCCTTAGCTCCACGTAAAGCGCCATTTTTCGTCATTTTCGTTTTATTTGGATAAATTTTAGGAATGAATTTATCAATGGCCCGAACTGCAGCTTGAACACCGACCGCGGCCGCCGCTGCGGTTCTCTTCGCCCCCTTTCCGAAATTAGCTCTCGTAAAAGCAACATCAGCAGAAAGGAGGTCAGAGCCACTAGCGTAAGCAGCATCATGTATTCGACATGTCTCATCGAACTCATCGATTGAGGGCACATCTGATAACACACTTGGTTGATGCAATCCAGCTGACCAATTGGGCCCGCAATAATTGCCATGATACTTCATTAGAAGGGGGAAGTTTCTAAATCCGAGAATTTATCAACGACGTTGGTTGTGAATTCGATACTTAGGTGATTGTAATAAGACTCCAATGCCACTTGTTCGTCAGGGGTGTATCCCCAAGCGCCGAAAAAGCTGACTCTAGAGTCT